TCCGGCAGCGTCGGCGCGTCGTCACCGTGCCAATAGAGCGTCAGTGACAGGCTGCCGCTCTCAAGCCTGCTCCGAACCGCTGCCAACGCCTCGCCAGCGGTTACGCTCACCCGCCCACCTGCAATTCAAGCGCGATCAGCGTCCCGCCAATGCGCCTAGTGTTGTCGTCGACGGCCTTGATCGAGAGTTGCTTGCCGCCAACCACAACCTTGTCGCTGGTCGTGATCGGAAGTAGCGAGGTCAGTGTATCGACCAATGCAATCACCTTTCGGTCGCCCTGCACGATCGGCCCCACCAGTTCTTTCGGCTGATATCCCATCACGCGGGCGCGCACGGTCGTATCAGTGTACGGGCGCGGCGTTCCTGTGCCGGTGAACCGTCGAATAGCAATGTCTTCACCAATCTCGTTGATGAAGGCCTTGTGTTGGGCAAGCGCGGTTGCGGCGTCCATCGTTCCAGGCCTTCAGGCCAGCGGCCAGCAGCGATAGTTTTCAAGAAGGTCAGCCACAGCCTTGGAGGAGACCGCATCAAGGCTGCCTGTCGTGTCCCATTCCTTCATACCAAGGCCCTCCACCTGGTCGCGGCGGAGCAGTGGGTCTGTTCCCTTGCTGACGAAAAACAGTCGACCAATCCTAAGAAGGATGGCGGAGACGATATCACTCGGCACGGAGGCGTAACCGACGACAGCCGTAACCGTGATACGCGACCCGACCTGCGTCGTCGGCCAGACCTGATTGTATTTCAGGACCATTGACGCCTGCAGATTATCGGCCCGGACCTCATAGACGGACGTCGCAAGCGTCTGCGTAGCACCATCCACGTCGACATAGGTAACGGAGCTTATGGACTGCACCGGCCCGAATGGCAGCCGCGCGAAATCGCAAAAGGCGTCGCACTTAGCAACAATGGTCTGCGTAACGATCCGGATGCCGCAATATTTCTCGACGAACGACCGCTCTGACGCGATCATGCGCGTGATCAGCGCATCGTAGCTGGTATCCGCCGTCGCAATGCCGCACTGCTGCTTGACCTGCGTCGCTGTGACAGGTTCAGAGCCGGCGGCAACCGTGACGGCTTCGGGATACCACATCAGTACCGGGTCCGCTTGACGCGCTTTTCTGCGGTCGATGGCTGCATCGCAATTTCTATCTCTGTTTCCGTCACGGGCACGGCAAAGCCAGCCTCAATCAGGCGGGTTGCTTCGGACACGGAAAAACGTTCCGTTTCCTCGCTAGGCGACAGCGCAAAATCCGCTCCAGCGATGGAGCACAGCATCTTGATCTTCATGAACCACTTTCCCATCGGGAGGGAACGAGCGGCCGAAGCCGCCCGTCCTTTTCGATCAGAGGCTTACGCCGTGATGAGATGCTTAACAGCGGCAGTGTCGCCGAGTTCGCCGTCGAAGCGGATCAGGCCGGCAATGCCGAGATCGGGCCAGAACCGTTCGCGCATCACGCCGATGACCGGCGCGCCGACCTTGCGGACGAAATACTTGCCGAAGTCACCGAATAGCATGACCTTTTGGCCGGTGGCCAAGGAAGCCATGTCATCGTTGATGCTGTAGCGGTAGCCGAGCAGCGTACCGGGCTGGCCGGTAGTCACGTCACCCATCTGCCAGAGATAGTTGCCCTGGCCATCTTTCAACTTGCGGATCGCCGCAAGCGTCGTGTCATTGAACATGAAGCGAGCCTTGGGCGAGCGGCGGTATGCCGAATTCACCGAATGCAGGAGATCGATGATCTCGTCTCCCGTGATCGCCGCGACCGCCGCAGCGGTCTTGCCGAGCGTCGAAGCGGTGACGACGCCATTCGGATCTCCCGTGCCGTCGCCCGTGGTGAGCTGCAGGTTTGCGATGCGCGCGAGGCGCTCCCCGAGCAGCGACCCGAGCAGAGCTTCGAAATTGAAGATCGAATCCTGCGCAAGCTCCATCGAGAACTTCACGAACCGGGTATCATAGACATAAGCGTCGAGGCGCTTCTGCCCAACTACAGCGTCCTTGCTGCCGTCGTCGGTCAGTGCCGTGCCCTCCGTGTGAGCCACGGCGGTTACAGCGGTATCATCGACGGTCGGGATGTTGATCTGGTTGCCCGACGCGGTGTTCAGGGTGGTGCAGATGTCCTCATCATACATCGGACCCCAAGCCTTCATCGACCGGATGATTTCGTTGGCGAGTTCGACAGGGACCGTGAAGCCGCCCGCCGTGGTGGTGCCAGCGGTCTGCATACGGAATTCGTTCTGGGCCTGAACGCCGGACTTTAGAACCGCGCGCTCTTCGCTTGAAAGCTCGGACATATCCGCGCCGCCGGCGATGAACTTGTGGAAGACGTGGCGATAGTCGATCTTCTCGCCGTCGTCATGGGCCGACGCGCGACCATCGGGCGGGATTGGGCGCTGCTGGGCGCGGCGCTCGGCGGCGCGCTGCTCAATCGCAGCAAGCTTTTCCTCGCGTTCGATCTGCTTATCAAGACGGTCATACTCCGCCATCGCGGCGTCGTGCTGGGTTTCCAGCTCCTTCGCGCGGGCTTCGTCAGCCTTGTCGATCTGGTCGAGACGTTCGCGGGCCTCGGCAACGATGGTTGCCTGCTTTTCCCGCAGTTCTTTGATAGTCATTGGGGTAGCTCTCCAAAAAAATGGCCTCTAAGGCCGTTTCATTGGGCTTCAGCGGGAATCGCTTAGGCTTTACTCCGGAGTTTTACGTCCAGGTTCGTTTTCATGCGGAGGCGATGCGCCGCCGCGTTGAAATTCTTGCGCTTGGTCTCCTTGCGCGCTTCGTCGAGCGAGCGCAGCGCGATCGAGGTGTCGTCATAGGCTGGGAACGCCACGGCGCTGACTTCTTTCAGCTCAAGCTTGTGGATCGTGCGCGCCGGGATATCTCCGGACTCGTCCCACTTGTCACCGCCTGGCGCGACGCGAAAGCCGAACGACATCCCCGAAATATCTCCGCGCTCCAAGAGGACGGCGAGATCACGACCGTCCGAGGTGTCGGGAAGATCAATCTCAACCGCAAGGCCGGTCGCATCTTCCTTCAGGCGAAGAGTCCCAGAGGACAAGCGCCCGATAACGCGCCCGACGTCGTGACCTATAAGGGCGCGGACGTCCGACGTCTTGATCGTCTCAGCAAAGGCGCCTGGCGCGATCTCCTCAGTGAAGAATCCGCCAATGTCCGTCCGGTTGTTGAATAGCGCAGCATAGCCCCTGGCAACCTTGCCGGCATCACTAGCGCGAATCTCAGGCGGACTCGTTATCGCCCGTCGTTCCAGGGTCATTAACCCCTCCGTTTGTGGTGATTGGCGTCGACCCCAGCGGGACGGTCGCGCCCTGAATGTAAAGCTTGTCGCCATCAGGCAACGGCGGACGATTATCGAGGCCGCGGCCTTCGTTGGGCGTGAGCAGCGCGTTCTGGACGCCGCTTGCAAGCGCCTCAAGGCGGCTCTTGAAGTCGCCGCGCATCAATGCATCCAAGCTGTGCTCAGCGTAACGATTGCCAGTGCGGCCAAAAATTTTAAGGTTGATTTCCTCTTCAAACGCTTTGGCCCATTGCGCGACCAAGTGCTTGACGAGGTGCAAGTCCTGCTGTTCGGTGTTAGAGAACGTGCCGTGTGTCAGATCCTGCAGGAAGACCGGCGGGAGATTATACACGCGGGCGATTTCGACGATCTGAAATTGCCGCGCCTCGGTCATCTGCCCCTTATCGGGGTCGAAGCCAACCGGCTTCAATTCGTACCCGGCAGGAATCGGGAAAACCGGTTCGCTATTCGATTTCGCCGCATCGATGGCGCGCTTGATGTCGCCCTGAGCGCGCTTTACCGCCTCAGGCCCAGCGGGCATCGGCCCAACGAGCGCGAGAGGAGGCACGCCACCACCAGCGAAGAACCCGCTGGCGTAATCATTCATTGCCAATGCCAGTTGGATAGCTTTTGAGCCCAGTACTATCGGCCCATAGACCCCCAACTGATCACGGCGAAGCATGAAGGGAACGTCGATGACGTCCACCGCAGGGTAGGTCTTCCCCCCGAACTCATAGACCTTTTGACCGTTGACCCGCTTGACCGTCGTGTATCCGGGGTCCATCGGCCAGATGCCGACGACATTTCCGCCGACGCGCTCGATCCAGGAGAGGCCTCGCCCGCCCGTGAACACCTGCTGCCAGAAGTATTTACGCCAGCCAAAACTCGTCCACTCGGCGTTAGGCGACTCGTTTAGGATTCGCTGGATGCCACCCTTAATGCGCTCGGCTCCGGCTTCTTTCGCCCGGTAAGCATGCAGCGGGAGGCTCGCAAGACTCGCCGGCAGAAACGAGACCGCAGCCGAGACCGCCGGCACCTGCAACGCGCTCTCGATCGTGACTGCCGGGAGATTCCCAGACGACACGCCAAAGTAGGATAGAAAGTTCTCAGCGCTCACCGGGACGCGCGGGTCCTCCGGTGAGGCGCGCTTTTCCTGGCGGCTGAATAGATTGAAAAGCTTCACGAAGCCACCAGACTGTAATCCGGGTCGTCCCACGGGGACGTCGGAACGATGCTGTTATTGCGGTCCCGAGACTTCAGACCCACCATCATGGTCAACGCCACGGCAGGGTCGATGCGGAATCGCGCCTTGTCCTTGTCGAGTTTGCGGTTTCCGGCAGGGTCCATCGTGGCAACAGCGTTTGCCATTGCCCACGTCAGAACCGGATTTGAGGGATGCTCTATCTTGCGGTCAACGACTTCCAACTCAAGCGCATCAATCGCCGGAGCCATGTCCTTGAAACCTTGGCCCCACGGGATCAGGCGCAAGCCTGAACCCTGTTTCTCCTGGCCC